GGAAGAAGGTTTTCCTTGGCTTAAATTGCCAAAAATGCCGGCACTCAAAGAAACAGATTTTGATATCCTATCCATAAATCCTGATGCTCATCCAGGCTTCTTCACTAAATTATTCTTTGGTGACACTAGAAAGAACACCGTTAAGTATTCTCTTGACGTTGCTAAGTATATCTTTAATCATCTTAAAAATAAGAGATTTAAGTGGGAAGGACTGTGGTGTCTCGGTGGGCGGTCAAAAGATGTTAAACTCTCTGATGAGTACACGGAAAAGATATCCACTAGGGCTGTGTGGATTCCTGAAGAGCCACTAGTGTTATTAAGTTTACTAGTAGTACAACCCTTTACAAAATGTCTACAAGCAATAGAACGTAATTGTATCTTTGTTGGTAAGAACTTTAGTATTAGGGAAAACCAGTGGATTCAGCGACTGGAGAATTTATTTCCATGGTCAATGCGTTGTGATTGGACCTTATTCGACGCACATGTTGACGAAGAAATGATACTTGCTGCTATGAGTTTAATAAGGAAATGTTATCCATCAGATAGATTTCATGATAGATTCTTTTCTTTCTTGACTGATACTGTGGTTAACAAAAATTTGGTTGTACCCCCCGGCTTCGTTTATCAGATATCACGAGGTATGCCAAGTGGACATCCTTTAGTAACATTAATTAACACACTTGTGAATTACATAGTGTGGATTGTGATACTTCAGAAAGTCTACGGGAAAGGGAGAGTTGCTGCGAATGCATACGCAGTATTCTCTGGGGATGATTCAAAGTTCTATCTGAACTTCGATATGAACTTATTATTTATAGATTATTACATTAAATTATGCACTACATTAGAATCTGATTCAGTAGTTTCAACATTAGAGCCATCTAATTCTCTATACTGGAGAAGACCTGATGTACGTTTTCTAAAGCGGTATGTAAATGATATTGGTTTCATTTCATGGCATGCTCCTTCCATGCTACGCAAATTAATATATACTGATAAAAATTTATCATCAGTATTTCTTGTCAAAAGGTGGATGTGTTCAATCTTATGTGCTGCGCCTGGCAATTTTAAGTTAACACATTTATTCACAAAATATATTAACCATAGTTTTGACATAAGGTCAAAGTCATTATATATAGATCGTAATAAAAACGAAATCGATCGCGAAAAATGTCTAGACGACTTAGGCGAGGCAGAGTCTGTAGGACTATTATCCCAGACTGCGAATAAGTACGAAATAGACAAAGTTAT